TCTAATAGCACCTCTCTTCACACCTAACTACGGTGTGTACACAGCGGGTTCAAGTCTGTATATGCCAGCGCCATATTTGTAAAACCTTTGGGTGCCCCATAAGCGCATGACGGCATAAACTGGGGGGACGCATCCCCCCGACCCAATCTTTACGAAACATTAACCAAAGATTAACTAGACCTTTACTGTATTATTACCACTTATTAAATAGATACTCTTTTAATAAAGGTGTAGTGATATGAAAAAGAATTGGAAAGAAACGATTGTAGCCTTGGTATTCATAGGATCGGTGTTTATGTTTTTAAGTTTAGACATTAAAGCCGCTCCTTATATGGAATACAAGAATGAGTACGAGTTGAAAGAGTGGGATCACACTAAGACAACTAACCATTTAAGACTAGGTTACAAAGCAAAGAACAACATGTATTTTGAAATCGGACCAATGACTAAGGGTCACAGTTACGAAGCAGGATACAAGTTCAAATTTGATGCTGTAACAGTTAAAGGTAAACTGGAGACCAAGGACACTGGCGATGCTAAGACCAAGGTTGAAACTGAAGTAAGATTTAATTTCTAGTTTTGTATAAGGGTTTGCCGACGTTCCCTGCTCCTACGGAACGGACAATAAAAATGTCGGACCAACTTGTTTCTTTGTATATAATGCGGTAATATTACTCTATGAAATTTTATACCAACGTGACGCGATACGGAAACAATATTCTCTACCGAGGATATGCTGATGGCAAACGACTCAACAAAAGAATCAAATATGTACCAACTTTGTTTGAGCGAACAGGAAAGGATACTCCCTATAAAACACTATATGGATTGCCTGTCAAGCCAATCGATTCTATCACATGCATGCGTGACGCTAGCGATATTATTAAACGGTTTGAAAATGTCCAGAACGTTGACATCTATGGTATGTCTAACTTCGTCTTTCAATTTATCGGCGATTACTTCCCCAATCAAATAAAGTTTGATAGAGAGGCTATCAATGTAACCACGATCGATATTGAGGTGGCTTCTGACGAAGGGTTTCCTCTGCCCGAATATGCGGCCCACCCCGTAATCTCAATTACCTGCAAAAATAATATTGACAATATCTACTATGTTTGGGGAACACGAGAATATGATGTCGACAAAAACGAAAAGAATATAAAATATTTTTATTGTGAAACCGAAGAGAATCTTCTCACCTCGTTTTTGGGATGGTGGTCTTCTGAATCGACTTGCCCCGACATTGTTACTGGCTGGAATACCCGACTGTTTGATATCCCATACCTTGTTAACCGCATGCACAAATTCTTTCCTGAAGAAGAGGTCAACCGCTTATCCCCTTGGAAATTGGTGAGGTCCAGAAAAGTCCACACTAAGATGGGGCAAGAAGCGCAAGCGTATGATCTGGAGGGTATCTCACAGTTAGACTATTATGACTTATTTCAGAAGTTCGGTGTTCTAACTTACGGTCAGCAAGAATCGTTTAAGCTTGATCACATCGCTTGGTCTGTCTTGGGTGAGCAGAAACTTTCATACGAAGAGTATGGTTCGCTGCACGCTTTATATAAACACGATTACCAGAAGTTTATTGACTACAACATTAAGGACGTTGAGCTGGTTGATAGACTTGAGGAGAAAATGGGTCTTATTACGCTGGCGCTAACCATGGCCTATAAAGCTAAGACAAATTATAATGACGCGTTCGGCACCACTGCAATATGGGACGCAGTTATCTACAATGAGCTTAAGAAAGAGGACACCATTGTCCCTCCTAAGAAATCTTTCTCCAAAGATACTATCGTTGGCGGTTATGTTAAAGAGCCACAAATTGGGTTACATGAATGGATTACTTCGTTTGACCTTAACAGTCTTTATCCCAACATCATTGTGCAATATAACATGTCGCCAGAAACTCTTGTCTATGGCGGTAATAATACCTCTCGCGCTGCAAACGGAACCCAATACCGCAAAGATATCGAGGGCATTATTCCAAAGGTAATTAAGCAGTTTTATGGTGACCGCGTCGACGCCAAAGCTAAAATGATCGAGGCGCAGAAGCAGTACAATCTGACTCCTACCAAAAAGCTAGGAAACGACATTACCATTTATGACAACCAACAAATGTCGGTTAAGATCTTGATGAACTCTCTCTATGGTGCCATGGCCAATCGGTTCTTTCGATACTATGACCTTAAGATTGCTGAGGGCATTACCAAATCCGGCCAGAGAGCTATCCTCTGCGCCGAGAAGGCGGTTAACGATGAGATGCAGGAGTTAGTCGGAAGCAAGGAGGACTATGTAATAGCGATTGATACGGACTCGGTTTACATTAACATGGCTCCTCTGGTGATAACACACGCTCCAGCAAATCCTGTTAAGTTTCTTGATAAAGTTTGCGATCATTTTGAGAAGAAGATCGCCGACGCCTATGATGTACTTGCAACAGAGAGTAATGCCTACGAAAATCGAATGATAATGAAGCGCGAAGTGATCGCCGATCGTGCCATCTGGACGGCTAAGAAAAGATATATTCTGAGAGTGCATAACTCTGAGGGTGTGCAGTACGATGAACCCAAGCTAAAGATTATGGGAATTGAAGCGGTCAAGTCGAGCACTCCCCAAATCTGCCGAGATAAATTCAAAGAAGTATTTAAAGTTATTATGAGCGGCTCCGAAGAATTGACTCAACAATTCATTCGCGATTTTCGGTCAGAGTTTAAACGCCTCCCTCCAGAACAGATTGCATTTCCTCGATCTGTTCGAGATATGGACAAATGGGAAGACCGTAAGACAATCTATATCAAAGGAACGCCAATTCATTGCCGAGGATCTTTGCTATATAATCATTACCTGAAAACGCTCAATCTCGAGCAAAAACACGAGGCAATAAAAAATGGTGAGAAAATTAAATTTATCTATCTCAAAATGCCGAACCCTATTAAAGAAAACATCGTTTCGTTTCCCAACTCTTTGCCAAAAGAATTTAAGCTTCATCATTTAATCAACTATGATCTCATGTACAATAAAACTTTTCTTGACCCTTTGAGACCAATTCTTACCGCTATTGGGTGGGAAGATGAACCCAAAGCTACCTTAGAAGATTTTTTTCAATAAAATCAACAAGTTCGCTATAGTTGAAAATCAAACAATAATGGGCCATAATATCCCCATGTATTCGCTTACTATATTTAAAAATACGTTCGACAATAAAACTCACCGGCGACAAGAGTATGACTCTTGGGAAGCTTTCGAGAAATTGTTCTATAACCTATCAATGAAGGAGGGACAAAAAGGTGGATCCAATAGTAGTCCTCTTATTACTCCTGCTGTGTATTATGCTGATACCACGCGTGCTAATCGCAATGTTTCTCATTGGGCTGGGTGGTGTTGTGTTGATGTTGATGATTTTGCTGATTTCCGATTATGGAATGATGTTCGCGAAGGAATACAACAGATCTGCGGAAAGTATAAATTTATATGCTACTCGACAGCATCAAGCACACCAATACAACCAAAGTTCAGGCTTGTCTTTCCCATTACCAGGGACGTCAAGCGCGATGAGATACCACACTTCTGGTTCGCGCTCAATAGTGAGTTAAAGGACATTGGTGATAAACAGACCAAAGATTTGTCACGGATGTATTATGTTCCTGCTGTATATCCAGAAGCGTTTAATTTTATTTTTACCAATGAGGGTAAAGATCTTTCGCCAGACGATCTTATGTCCAAGTGGCCGTACGAGAAACCATCTGGCAATTCTTTCTTAGAAAGATTACCCGCCGCCATTAGAGATCAGGTAATACAGTATCGTAAAGAATCAGCGACAAATACAGAAGTTTCTTGGACTTCTTATAGGAACTGTCCATACTTTCCCAAACGGCTGGGACAAGAATACATGGCAATAAGTAGCACAGGTTGGTACGCGAAACTATATCAGATAATGGTAGCTACTGCAGCAAACGCTATTAAGGATGATTATCCGATTACTGCTCGCCAAATCGCGGACATGTGTCGAGAACTTGATAAAGATACAGGGAACTGGTATGATAATCGTCCACTAGAGAAAGAAGCAGACGGCGCAATCGAATTTGTATATAGAAATTAAAAATGAAAGGAATTAAAATGTCATTAATGTCGAAACTAAAAAAGAACAGCAAGCTAGATCACACAGAAGTACTGTCTCAGTCGGAGTTCTTTGCACAAAAAGAACAAATCGTTACAGACGTGCCAATGTTGAACGTCGCGCTCTCTGGTTCCCTCTCGGGCGGTATCTCTTCAGGGCTGACCGTTCTGGCAGGTCCGTCAAAACACTTCAAGACATCGTTTGCTCTTAAAATTGCATCTGCATATCTTAAGGCAGACCCTGAAGCAGTAATGATGTTTTATGATTCAGAGTTTGGTTCGCCTCAGTCTTACTTTGAAACTTTTGATATTGATTTGGACCGTGTATTGCATATCCCAATCACAAACGTCGAAGAATTGAAGTTTGATATTATTGCACAACTTGAAGGCATTGATAAGAAAGAGAAAGTCATTATTGTGATTGACTCAATCGGCAACCTTGCTTCTAAGAAAGAAATGGAAGATACGTTGAACGAGAAGTCTGTTGCTGATATGTCTCGCGCGAAAGCATTAAAAGGCTTGTTTCGTATGACCACGCCCTATTTGACGATGAAGAACATTCCGCTCCTCGCGGTCAATCATACCTACAAAGAGATTGGTCTTTTTCCAAAAGACATCGTAGGTGGTGGTACAGGTATCTACTACTCGGCGGATAATATCTGGATCATTGGGCGGCGTCAAAATAAAACGGGTACTGAAGTTACTGGTTATGATTTCATTGTGAATGTGGATAAGTCTCGTTATGTGAAAGAGAAGAGCAAGATCCCCATCAGCGTTTCTTGGGATGGTGGTATTGATGAGATGTCTGGTCTACTTGACATTGCCATGGCAGGTGGATGGGTTATCAAACCGTCTAACGGTTGGTACCAAAAACCGCGTGAAGATAAAAAGTATCGTTCTAGTGAACTGAATAGTGAATTCTGGAAAGATATTTTAGAAGACGAGCAATTCTCTGATTTTGTTTCTAAGATGTACCAGATCGGCCATAAAACACCAGTAGAATTAGACCTGTTGGAAGAGCTATGAATTTAGACAAAGTATTAGAGGGCGTTCATTATGAGCTTATTCCTCAAGAAGAAGATAATAGCCAATCTTGGGCAATAAGAATCTTAGAAGGCGATTATGTCGAAACATTATTACGTTTTGGTAACATATCCTTTAACGCAGAACAAGATTGTTTGAATTTTAGTTTTTTTATTTTGAGTTCACCTATTGAAAACCTGAGTGAAGATGAAGTAGAATTACAGGAACATGTTGGGGCTATTCTAGAAGATGTATTAGAAAAGTCTGCTGCAGACGGTTCTTTAGAATTTAAGGAAAAAGATGTCAATTGAGTTAGAAAAAACAATTTTACGAAATATTCTAACCAACGAAACTTTTATGCGTAAGGTTCTACCTTTCGTAAAGAAAGATTACTTCGATGGAGTATACCGCACACTGTTTAGTGAGGTAGCGAAGTTTGTACAGAAGTACAATAGACTCCCTTCACAAGAAGCGTTCAAAATCGAACTCGATGAAGTAACGCTTAGTGAAGAAATGTACACACACGCCATGGATATTCTTCCTGACATCTTTACCAAAAAAGAAGAAGACCAAGCTTGGCTGTCCGACACTACTGAAAAGTGGTGTCAGGACCGTGCTGTGTACAACGCCATCATGGAATCTATACAGATTATTGATGGCAAACATCAGGCGCTAACCAAGAACGCAATTCCTGATGTGTTACAAAAGGCGCTGGCAGTCTGTTTTGACGCTAATGTTGGACATGACTATCTAGAAAATGTTGATGAGCGGTTTGACTTTTATCATGAGCAAGAGGAACGCATCCCTTTCGATCTCGACTATCTGAATCGAATTACTAAGGGTGGGTTGCCCAATAAGACTCTGAACATCGCACTGGCTGGTACAGGCGTGGGTAAAAGTCTCTTTATGTGTCATCACGCTGCCAGCTGCCTTTCCCTTGGGCATAATGTTCTTTATATTACAATGGAGATGGCTGAAGAGCGTATCGCTGAACGCATTGACGCAAACCTTATGAATGTGCCAATCGATCAACTTCAGAATATGTCTGAAAAAATGTTTAAAGATCGAGTAGGTAAGATTGCGTCAAAAACCAACGGTAAACTTATCATCAAAGAATACCCGACCGGAGCAGCGCACACAGGACATTTTAGAGCTTTGCTTAATGAGTTAAGGTTGAAACGGTCGTTCGTTCCAGAAATTATATTCATTGATTACCTAAATATATGTTCTTCTTCTAGAATGAAGAGTATGGGCGGTGCTATTAATTCATACTCATATATTAAATCGATCGCAGAAGAACTACGAGGATTAGCCGTAGAGTTTGGTTTGCCGATATTTTCTGCGACCCAAACAACTAGGTCTGGTTACTCAAATTCAGACGTTGGACTGGAAGATACATCAGAATCTTTTGGTCTTCCTGCTACTGCTGATTTAATGATTGCTCTTATTTCTAATGAGGAACTAGATGGCATGGGCCAAATAATGGTCAAGCAATTAAAGAACCGTTATAACGATCCGAATTCAAATAAAAGATTTTGTATTGGTGTAGACCGATCTAAGATGAAATTATTTGATATCGACCAATCTGAACAGGAGAATATAGTCGACGATGGGCCAGTGTTTGATAAATCATCTGCTGGTGAAAGGCTTAAAGGCATAAAAGTATTTTGATAGGAGAACTTTATGGATCCCGTTTCACAAACTCTTTTGACATTGGGTTGTATGTTCGCCGCGTTTTTGTGGGGTAAAGTAAATGGTTTTAATCGCGGTGCTATATGGGCGTTTGACCGAGTACTAGATGAAATTGAAGCAGACGCGTATTCTATTGATGAAGATAATGAAAAATTATCTTTCTTTAAAAGAGGCAGAAAATTTTCAGCAAAGCGAGGGTGGAGCAATGATGAAGATGATTAAAAAATATATGCCTAAAAATATAATAGATTTAATAATGATAATGGGCGTTATTCTTTGGTTAATAATTTTAGGAACGTTTGTAGATTGGGTAATTTCTCATGACAATAAAGAACAAAAGAATGATAAACAAATTGAACCGCAAGCGCAAAACGTTCGACAGGAGCTCCCAGAACCAGCAGAGTCTGTACCAAGCGGATCAGGAAGTGCAGAGGAAACTTGGTCAAAGCAAGATCATGAATGTCTTTCTCTTAATATATACCACGAGTCTCGTAGTGATTCTTTCGCTGGGCGGATTGCTGTTGCTGATGTAACTCTCAACAGAATTGATAGCAATCTATTTCCCGATACTATCTGCGAAGTTGTCCAGCAAGCAAAAACTAGAGTAAACTGGAAAGGCAATATTGTTCCTGTGCGCGGCATGTGTCATTTCTCTTGGTACTGTGACGGTATGTCTGATGATCCACTAGAGGAAGATGCTTGGGAAGAGTCAAAGATAATTGCTGATATTGCGTTACAAGGTGGGTGGAGAGGTATCTCTGAAGGCGCAACACACTACCACGCAACTTATGTTGAGCCCAATTGGATTAATGATCGTGGCATGGTTCCTGTTGGTAGAATTGGTCAACATAAATTTTATAGGTGGCATTGATATGTGTGGAGTAATAGGTGTTTATCTTAAGAATGTTGAAGAGGAAGATCTCGCTCTGATCGAGACACTTTTTTTTGAATCGCAAATTCGTGGCAAACATTCTACAGGTATGTCTTATCTTCGAAGCGACGGATCAATCGCAACCTATAAAGCTAATCTACCCGTCGGTGAATTTTTTACCAAATTTGATCTATATGATGCTGTGCATGGTGACGGCGGTATCTACTTAATTGGTCATACCCGTTATTCAACTTCCGACCTTAGATACCCCCAACCCTTGTCTAATAGTAAACTCTCGATTGTACATAATGGAGTTATAACACAAGAGCCTCCGGAAGAATGGTTATATAAGTGTCAAACCAAAAACGATTCTGAATTAATTCTACGAAGTCTAGAAATGGACTCACATCCTTTTATAGACTTCCCTACATCAAGTATGGCTGTTGTTTCTATAAACGAAAAGAAACAACTAACCGCGTTTCGAAATCATGAACGCCCTTTGTGGTATAGTATGCATCCAAGAGGGATTGTCTTTACCTCCACTGCAGACATTGCTCGTCGAGCTGGTCTGTCTAACCCACAGAAAACTGATCAGCTACATAATTATGTGGTTGAAAACTATGAACTTTCCGTGTATGATTGTACTGAACCTTTTGATTTAAATTATGTTTTTGAAGACCTGCAATAAAGAGTTTGTTGAAGAATTTATAGAATCACAACCTGACGGAAAAAATACGAAGTTTCTTAAATCTTCGCATAACCTCTGGTTTAGATTTAAAAATTACGACAAGCAACCACCCTATGTTTTAATGGACGAGGAAGATCCTGTCGCCTTTGTTTTCGCAACTTTTAGTAAACGATCTCGCTACATTAACCTGTATGAAATTGTAACAGCTGAGGGTCAAGAAGGTAATGGATACGCCTCTGAAATATGGGAACGCGTTATGAAGAAAGCCTATGATTCGGGTATGGAACGCCTTAAGATCTCTTGCACTCCATCCAGCGTTAGTTGGCATAAACGTAATGGATTGATATTCTGGGCAGTAGACCCAACTGGTTCACTAAGATCGGATCAGCCATTGTTTCCAAACATACACGAGCAAAATACGTTTAGAGAGCTGGCTATTAAAGAACCCTCTCTCGCGTTCCCGAAAGACAAGAAGGTCATTGATCAGCTGACTCGAGAAAGTTTAGAATCTCACGGCTTTGGAGTAAAGAAAACAGTAGCTGTCGACGAAGCGATACAAAAAGTTAGGGAATATTGGTTTCGCGAGGCATTATTACATAATAAACCACCCTCTTTGGAAGACTTTTTTGAATAGACGAGACACATTTGTTAACTGGTTTGGCCGTAGCCTTGAGATAGAAGACTGCGATTCTTCATTGTATATGACGAATTACTTTTTTGATCGGTTCGAGTATAACAAAGAGCAGCGCCTGTGGTTAACTTGGTTGTATGGCAATACCTATTACTGGCCAACTGCCTACATAATATGGAACGAGTTTCCTGATATGGAGCTTGTTGGAGAACGTAGACTGAAAACGTGGAACGATGAGAATTATAAAAGGCTACGATACCAAACAGACACTAAATGGAACAAGGGCCATTTGCCCGAGCAGTTTTTGTCTTATAAAAAATGGGTGGGAGATCGATCACAACGAGAAGCGTTGACCGAAAACTTTACTGATGATTCTGTCGATAACTTCTACAAGTTATGGAAAGAAGTGAACTCTTGGCATAAATTTGGCCGATATACTTCTTGGTTCTATATTCAAACATTAAAGCAGTGTTGCGATATTCCCATTGATGTTGACAGTTTATGGTTCCACGATTATAGTGGTAGTCGTTCACACCGCAATGGTATGTGTTATGTGGTAGACAAAGACGATTGGGTTGATCAGAAATTAGACAAACATCAAATAAACTTTTTAGAAAGCGAAGCAAAAGAATTGTTGATAGAAACTAAAAATAAGTTTCCTCGCGTTGCCGAGAAAGCAGACTTCTTTGCAATGGAGACGTGTTTATGTTCTTTTAAGAAACTCTTTCGCAAGAGCCGTGGGCGATACTTAGGGTATTACCTAGATAGACAAGCAGAAGAAATTGTACAAGTAGAGAAGGATTCCTGGGATGGTATTGATTGGACTCCAATGTGGCAAGCAAGAAAAGAAACTATCGAGAAACAGTGGTTGAATAATAAGATAGAAAAGCATAAAATGGAATGGTTCTTAGATACTGGAAAGTTTGAACAAACGACATATGGCCTTGAGGATTTTTTTGTATGACTAATGTGATGATATCGCCGATTAAACTTAATTGTGATGATAAACTAGGGAAGTATATGGAGGAGTCAGATTATGATTTCCTAGTTGAAGACGACTTGGATTTTTATGCGCCAATACAAGAGCTTGGTCGCGAAGAACCCAACGAGTCTGAATGCATTTTTAAGTTTCGTAAGAACCGATTCACCCCAGAAGAGCAGCTCGGAGCCTACGAGGGTCTTGTAGGTGCAGCCCAACCCACCCAAAACCGAGGAATGGCGGCGGGTCCAAAGGGCGAGAGACAGGGTGGACGTAACTGGTGCACCGAAGAACAAATAGAAATTATGGAGCATTTCATCAAAGGACAGAAGTCTAGTTTGTTTGATGACGGCGACCCAATAGAAAACATTAGACTCAAACATAAAAATAATATTGATCCTTCAGAGGCTCGCGGCATTGTTTGGATCAAATCTAAAATTGAATCTGAGGGTTACGATTATGAAACCTTCTTCGAGAATAAATTGTCGTTAATTCTTTCTCTCCCAGAAAATGAACGCTCTAGAGCAGCAAAAGATTTATTCGAAAACTACGTATCAAACACAACCTACGCCAACCAAGTGTTATCTGGTATTGCTGGGTTCTTTGATCGGTATCCTCGCATACCTTGGGGCCGAGCAACTTCATACACTGAGAACCATCGTGATGTTTACGAGAAGTGTTATCCGTTCATGCGCAAACTCTCGAGTGAGTTTCAGCGACTCTTGCCAGAACGGTATGGTGTTCAATATGAAGCTGCAGCGCAACTCGATCCCAGATTCAGAGTCGCTGGCGAGGATACTCCGTTCACCACTGTAACGGTGAACAAAAACTTTCGCACATCTGCTCACCGTGATGCCGGTGATCTTCACGCGGGATTCTCTAACCTATCCGTGATTGCGAAAGACAAAGAGTGGGAGGGAGGATACCTAGTTCTGCCCGAGTATAGAGTCGCGATCAATATTCGACCTGGAGACCTGTTGCTGATTAATAACCATGACGGCATTCACGGCAACACAGAACTGGTTCCTCCCAAGGGTAAGGCGCTCGAAGACATGGAGCGTATCTCTCTTGTTTGCTATTTCCGAGAGAAAATGCTAGAATTGGGTAGTTGGGAATATGAAGAATTACGACGAGCGTTTGTATCAGAGCGTAGCAAAGATACAAGCCATGCAAACTATCGTCCATTATGGAACGGCGTCTCTGCCAATATGTGGGCAACAGATGAATGGTTTGATTATATTCGAACTAATGGATCAGAAGAAATGCTTCAAGAGTATCACCCAGAAGCGTTTAATGAAATAACATCATTAGAGAGTTTTTTCGCATGAAGATAATTGCAGTTGGCGGTGTTCCAGGAACGGGCAAGACCACCATTGTTCGAAAGATAATCGATCGGATTGAGGACTGGGAAGTCGTAAAACCCGCAGACCTTCTTGATTCAATCTACAGCCCCGCTCTGAACTTATATGTTCTTGGTAAGTATCAACCTTGGTATACCGGCGAAGGTTATGCACAGGGCACAGATCGATTGAGTATGGCAGTTCAACCCAAAGCGATAGAATTTCTGCAGACGTGTAAGTCTAACATACTTTTTGAGGGCGATCGATTGTTTACCCAAGGGTTTCTTGAAGCATGTTCAGAAATTGGTGACCTGAGTATATTTCTATTGAACAGCGATAAAACGACTCTGCAAGAAAGATATGATGAGCGAGGCTCTGAGCAAAGTGAACAATTCATCCGTAGTCGCGCAACCAAATACAGCAACCTTGGTACCAACTTTGAATTAATGCCTCTGATTGAAGATTGCCCCAACAACAATTTAGATGAGCAAAAAATCATTCTAGATAAAATCGCAGAAATTCTTTAATTATCAATAAGTTACCACCCATTGTGAATTCGGTCAATTAAAGGTAAAATTACCTCATACAAATAAGGATGATCGCAGATGACTAGAAAAGCTTTTTACTTAGGCAAACCAAATTCGGATGTATCTAATGTTGAATTCATCAGGCCTGATTGTGGCTGTTGTGGTAAAAAACATTCGGCAGTTTTCAACGGTACCTATTTGAAAGACGGTTCTCCTTACTTTCGGCGAATGGAAGTGAACAACAATTCGGAGCACTCTGGTAAATTTTCTTGCCAGTCCTGCTTAAAGAAAGGTCGATCCGCAGCGGGTAAAGTCTGGGCTGCAGGCAAAGATTCGCAGACAGGTGGGTATAGAATCCACAGATTTTTCACGAAAGACTACTGCGAAAACACCGACGGGCGGCTTGGGTTTACCTGTACCACGCAACACATGCCAGACATTGGTGCTCAGCAGTATGATGTCGATCACGTTGATGAAGATCACTTCAACAACCACCCAGAAAATCTGCAGACCTTCTGTGCGTCTTGTCATAGATATAAGACTTTCATCGAACGATCTTCCGACCCTAAACACATCAAGATTCTGCAGAAAATGCTCGGTGCGCACAAAAAATCACTCAAGAATAATTCTTGGTTCACCGATAGGCTAGAGTACTACAACAGATCTGTTCGCGGTTACGACCAAAAACAACAGAAGCGGCGAGCAGCTAGTAAGGGTAACACGTTGGAAAAATTCTTTGTCTAGAATAGTGGGGTTTACAGCTAGTGCATTTGACCTGCTCCACGCGGGTCATTGCGCGATGTTACGGGAAGCAAAGTCTCAATGTGACTATCTGATCTGCGGACTACAAGTTGATCCTAGTATGGATAGACCCGAAAAGAATAAACCAATTCAAACCGTCGTAGAAAGATACGCTCAACTCAATGCAATCAAATATGTTGATGAAATCATACCATATGTTACCGAGCAAGACCTCGAAGACATCTTGAATATGCATGAAATTAATGTTAGAATCATTGGAGAAGAGTATAAAGAAGGGACCTTCACAGGCAGAGCAATCTGCGCCAGCAGAGGTATAGAAATTTATTTTAACAAACGCGATCATCGGTTTTCTACTAGTGATCTCAGGAGAAGGATTAATGAACTACAAGTTCAATGAAGATCAACTAGTACAGGAGTTAATGGAGTATGTTGACAAAACATATGATCAGCACTATGCTACGGACAAGTATCAAGCCACGGATATCATTATTGATAGTGGGCATGGTACTGGCTTTTGCTTGGGCAATGTGATCAAGTATGCCAAGCGGTATGGTCGCAAAGGTAACGCCAAAGAAGCACGTAAAGATCTCATGAAGATCCTGCACTATGCGGTCATTCAGTTGTACATTCACGACGAAGAGAACAAATCTAAGTTTGATCCAAATCGACACGATCATGGTTACCCTGAATATAACGGGCAAATAGCAGCCGGACATCATAGGTTGAACGATGTGTCGCCTGACGAATGGGATAGACTAAATCGTGTAAAAGGAGCACCTCTCTGTGGATAATGTAATTGATTTTATGGCGTATAAACAGTTCCGCGAAGATATGGAAGATGAGAAACTACGAGAAGAAGTACTGGATTTCTTTTTTAGTGCAACGGAAGGCGCACCAGATAGTTTCTCTTTCGACCTAAGCTTAGAAGATGATGAATAAACCTGCTCTCAAAGAGTCTTTAAGCGACACCATATTTGGCACGTTTATTAACTTTCCTCTCAACTATGTGATGATTGCGTTCTGTCTTTACATTGAAATGGACGCCCTCGCAATGGCTGTGTTTATGACATCTTGTTTGTTTGTTCTTGCGGTGATTAGAAAATATTTTGTTCGAACTTATTTTGAAAAAAGGAATTCAATGTGAAAAAAATTATCTTTGGGTTGATCATAATTGTTCTGGTATTGTTCGCCTTCGAAGCTAACGCCAAAGAACCTGTATCATACGGACCAATCTGCCATTATGAAGTTACACAGGTGTTTGAAAATGGTGTAAAAATAAGCGAGAATAAGATACGGAAATGCACCGAAACGATTGAAGAAGGAAAACAGAAGTTTGATCCGGATAATCGTTTCGGTGATTATGTGAAAGCTAAGGTTGTTGAAGTAGGTTTGCTTGGTATATTGGTTGCAATATCAAAATAAGGATTTATATTATGAAAGTGTTATTTGCGGTGAGTTTTCTATTATTAATGGTCGGTTGTACATCAACCTATAAAGTGAAGAAAGAGTCTTCGGACAATTCAATTCTTACTAATATACCTGAGTGGTATATTGAGAGTGAAGAGAAGCGTGGACTGCTAGACCGCAAAAATAAACACCAGTACATTTATGGTGTAGGCACTGCAGTTTCTTCAAACTTGCAGCTCTCCATTGAGAAAGCGATGATGATCGCTAAGGCTGATCTGGCAGACCAAATAGCAGGTCGAGTTAATAAAGACACCACCTACACGGTTACAGAAGCAGGTGAAGAGTCTAGCGTTGAGATGGCGACGGAAACCAATTCTACTGTAAGAAATGTAGTAATGAGTATTTCTCCAGTTGGATATGAGGAATGGAACAAAGCAGTAAGTATCACCGCTAGCAATCAATATCGGGTTTATGTTGGTCTAAAATGGACCCGTAATAAAAAGAATGCTCTTAACAATTTAATTTCACCAGCCCTTATAGGTGGCGTTGATGTAGTAGAACCAATAATTGAAGAGGAAGTAAGATGAAAGACTTTATCGAAACAGCAAAGAAAGGCGTTGTGACTGTAGAATTTATTAAGGTGAATACTGACGAGAAACGTATTATGCCTTGCACTCTTAACCCAGCGCTTTCTAATCATAATGTTCCCC